CGCCAATGTCCAGTTGTCCTTTGCGAAGATAAACCGAACTGTCCTTCATAATCAGCAACATCTTCTCAAGCTGGTCTGTGCTGTACCCACGGGCAAGCATGTTCTTGTATGCTTGCTGGGCATTCATCATTGGCACTAAGCCGTCTTCGGTAAACTCGTTCAGAAACTCCTTGATGTGACCCAGGTCTTTACCGTAAGCGTTAGCCATGTATCTCAAGCCTTGCCAGCCAGCTTCCATTTCCATTGCGGTTTTTACACCCGTCTTGCCGAACTGAACCATTTGCTGAACGCTGAAAACAACACCTATAGCTGCCGCAAGGCTGCCCAGGCTTGCCATCATCGACTTGACACCAGTATTGAAACCCTTGCCGTCGATTCGAGTATTTATGCGGATTGAGCCATCATACGCCATAGTTAGTTACGCTTTCTCCCTTCCCAAAAACGCCGCTGATCCTCTTCTGGTAATAGGCTGACAAATTTGATCTCTTCAGGATCAAGCTCGTCGTATCCTTCTTGCTGCTCAAGCAGGAAGTCGTCGCCCATCTGTGCAACCAGCTTCCTTTCTTCGTCGTTGAGTTTGCCTTCGTGATAACGCCTCCGTAGGTTGACCATAGAATTGAATGCCGTATCTGCGCCCAAGTCCATGAAGAGGGCGATGAACCGCCACCAGTGCATGTCAGCCGTTTGCAGATCAACCCCGTGTGTCTGTGAGAAAGCTGAGTAGATCAGCCGTGCGTCTTTGCCGAATGAGTAGAGCCGAGGCTTCCCTTCGGTGTCCTGGGTTGTTTCTTCGCCAGCGTTCAGAAACTTGACTGCCTTTTCCATTGCCTTCTGATAGAATTGGAGGTCTTTATCTTCTGGCAGATCAACGTAGAGCCGATTGAGCATCAGGTAGGCGCGCTCGTCCTGGTCAAACTCAGGAGATTCAAAGTCCGCCATGATCTGCAACCCGACGCGGAAATCAGTATTGACGGCATACACTTCACCGTCAATCTCTATCGCATCAGGAAACTGCTCAATCAAAAAGTTGGTCAACTTAGCTCATCACCTTCTTGCCAGGGGCTTTCTTCAGTTCGTCTTTCAGCTTCTTTTCGCGGTATCTTGAAATGTGGGTCAGGACTGCCTTGATCACCTCGCCGTAAGCGTCGGGATTGAAGGAGTCTCCAAACAGGCGGTAGCAAGTGCCTTCGCCGAAAACGCCGTCCATGCCTTTGATGACGTGGTTGGCAAACTCGGTCTGAATGTCGATCATCGCCAGGGCAGATAACGGCGCACCGTTCTCATCCTCGCCTTCCAGAGCGCGGGCTTCGGCTTCCTTGACTTCAAACTCTTTCTGCTTGCCGCCGAGCGAGCCGTATAAGACCTTCAGCCGCCCGTAGAAATTCAAGTCTTCTGCGTCAAACGTGATCCACCTGGACTCGTCGCCATTGATGCACAATGTTCGCTGGCTGTCGGTTTTGATATTGATTGATTCCATGCAGTTAGTTACCTTTCATTGGTGGGGCTGCCGCTATGTCGAGCAGCCCCATAAGCTGATGAACAGATTAAGCGTCTGGAGTGAAGGTCTTGGTGCTCGGAACAAACTTGCCAAACACGGCATCACCAACAACGCCAGCGGTCACAGAGTGCTTGAGTGTCTTCAACGCCTCGTCGCCAATGGTCTCAACGGAGACGGAAACGTTGTACTTCTTGGCAGGATACGCCAGGTTTGGCTCAGAGCCAGTCGGGGTCTGCCAGAGTTGCACGGACACGATGCTTGTTTCAACATCTTCCATGGTTGCATCGTCCCACTCCAAGCCTGTCAGGAAAACAGAAACGGGGTCGCTTGCATCCACGTTGATTTCAAAAGCGAACTCAGGAGCAAGGCTCTCAAGCTGCTTGCTGCCGACTTCATCGGCAATGTACCCTTCCTCAAGATAGGTCGGGTTTTTGTTGATGCTCAGATTGGTAATGCCTGTGTTCATCAGGCTGTAGGTTGCCACACCAGACGGATCGTCAGGCGTGGTGTCCATAAAATGCTGAAGTTTTGAGCGTTTGATCGCCATAGTTAAATCCTTTCGTAAGTAAGTTTGCAGGGCACTTCGTAAGTGCTCACATCAGAATCGCCCTGGTCAAGCAAATAGCCCTGACCGAGAGCCTCAATTTCAAAAGCAGTTTCGCCACTGCTCAAGGCGGGATAGTTGTCGGTTTCGTTTTGCTCGTCAAGCCATTTCCCAAATTGCTCAAAAAAGCCCTGGGTTTGTAGACGCGCCAGATCGTCGGCGTTTGATGCGTTGACCTGCAGTGCAAACGGAAACTCATACATTCCGCCTTTCGCTGGGTAACTGTATATTTGTTTGTCGCCAGGTATAGGGAAAATCCCGTAACTGTTTGGCGTTGGATCGACCCAATTGACCAGTGGCGCAAGTCCCATTTCGGACAAAAGCGGGCATGTGGCAATGTAGGTTTGCAGAGCCTGGATGATGGTCGTGCTTTCTTCCTCTCCGCTTGGGATTTCTTCTGTCATTATTTACTTCCTCCGCCAGCTATCGCTTTGGCTTGTGCCACGATCTGCTTACCGCCAGATGATTTCATGCGCTTGAACCACCACTTGCCAGGGTGAATTTTCTTTCCCTTGCCGTGCACCCTGCGCCAGCCGTAGTATTGTGGTCTGGTGTAAGGTCGCCCTTGCGCTCTCCACATGACCAGCCCTGAGCCAATCCGTGTCAACCTGCGCCCCGACATAAGCAACTCGCCTGTGTCGATTGGGATGTATCTTTCTGAGTAGTAAAGCACACGGGCATCAACAAACCTTTGAGCGCGGTTGTATCGGGTATTTCTCTGCCTTGCAAAGTTAGGCTTCCACTTGAGCAGCATATCGCCATTGCGAGTATGGATGATCTTGTCCTGGGGCTGCTCAATATATTGAATGGTCATTATTTGCCACCAATCTGAACATGCTTCAACGCGCCATAGTCCTTCCAGTCAACAGTTCTGATCTGAACGGTACGCGGATAGGCGGCAAACAAAGCAGTCGGGGTGAAGCTCGCGCTCATTTCATCAGACACTTCACCAGGCACTAAGTAATCGCCAATTTTGAAGGTCAAGGTCGCCGATCTGTCTGTACCGTCCGCGGTAACAAACGGCACGTACACGATTGCTTTGTCCGAATCAACCAGACCAGATTTCGCGGTGTTGGCAACTTTCTGAGCTTGCCACATAACCTCTTTAACTTCCCTGCGTGTAAACACGTTGGCGGTGGATGTCTTTGCGTACCAGGTCATCGTGTGCGGAAACTTGCTCATTACAACCTCTTGTAGCGGTATTTGTTGAGCACGTCTTTCTCGCTCATCAGCAAAGTCCTTGCGGCGGATACGCCCTTGTCGGACTCGCCAGACGAACTACCTGCGTTTTCGTAGGTTTCAGACCAATCACCAACGCTCACCGATTGCAACCCCGACACAAAATCTTGCCGTAAGGCTTTCAATTGCGCCTGGTAAAGCCGTGATGCGGAGCGGTAACAAACGCCCTTGACATCTTCGGGGATAGCGGCATAGCCGTGAGTGTAGGTTATTTCGATGTTGCAAGCACCAACCGTCCAAGTACCGTACTTCCGCCAAAGCACCCCGTTCTCAGCAAGCGCATAGTAGTTCGGGTCTAAGAGCACCCCATCCACTTCAACGCTTGTAATTGAGGTGACAGGTAGATTAGGCAGAAACAATTTAGTTGATCCAGTGCCGTCAAGCAGAATAACGTCATCTGAGACTTGCTCAATATCCTGATTGCAGTAATTTTTGATTACCGCAGTCGCCTCTTCAATTGCCAGAAGAGCTTGCGCATCGTCTGGAGTTATCGTTGTACCTAAAAAGGTATTGATGTCTTCAACTGAGCAAAATCCCATCTATCACCTACTTCTTCGGTTTTCGTTTTGAGGTCTTTGACACGCCCTCACTGTCTGGCGACACTGGCGGTTTGACGGGCGGTAGAGGGATCACGCCTGGCGGAGTTACGGGGACGGCTGGCTCAGGCTCGAATACGGGTGGTCTTTTCGGGTACGCCTTGTCTTCAACAGGTTTCCCGATTTTGTTCTCGATCTCGCCAGCATACTCTTTGCCAATCAGTCTGTATGTCAGCCCTTGCTTGATAGCTTCAGACCGCCACATTTTGATGCCGCTGTATTCTCCAATCGGGACAATCACCATCACGTCTTTTTCAACCATAAAACACTTCCTCTCAGGGCAGGGACATTTCTGCCCCTGCCCTAATCAATCAACTAAGCCTAAGATGGACTGCCGCTTGCGGCGGTAGCGATCTCAACAAAGGACTTTGGTTTCAGCACGCCGAAAGCGGCGCGAGCCTCAGCCAAAATTGCAACAAGGTTGCGGATAAAGAAATCAGCATGGCTGTCGCTGACGCTGATTGTGACCTGCTGGCGATCCCACATCACAGCCTGTTTCCAGTTGCCTAAGTAGGCAGTGCCAGAGGTGACGTACTGAGACTCAACCACAGGGATGCGCCACATGGACTGCTGATAAGGCAGGTACGGTGCGGCGGCAAAGAGAGCCAACTCGACTGCTTCCCAATCGCCAGGTGACATCACGAAAGCGGTTGGGTTCGGCTCTAAGCCGTTCTCAGCCAGGTTGGTAATGGCTTTTCGAGCGGTGGTCAAAATGCTGGAACTGAAACTTTGGGAGAGAATGCCCGCTGTTTCAGCCACACCAACAAAGTCAGGGGTTGCCTGACCAAACAGGATGTTGCTTTCGATCTTGTCCAGGATAGCATCGCGCAACTCCTGGTCGATGATCCCGCGCAACTGAGCGGAGTCAGCCAGGGCACGCTTGGTCACAGGAATCCAGACTGCGACGGTTTCCACAGGTGTGGTGACCTTCACAAAGGTCATTGTGCCTTCGGGCTTATAGCCGCCGCCAGCATTCAACTCAACTGCGTGTGTGCTCGCGTTGACAGTCGGTGCGGCAGCAGAGGTGGCTTCAGCAACGAAAGCAGCCTGGGTAACTTGGGCGGTTTGCTGCACAAACTCAACCAGATCGCTGTTAGTGCTGCGGACACTGATCAGGTCGCGCAACTTCAGTGGTTTGCGTCCCATAGGAACGTAAATGCCAGTGTTGTCGTTCTGGATGAAAGCACCAGCCGAAGTATCGGAAAGACCAGTGATGACGGTTTTCTTCTCAAACGGCATGTCCACCTGGAAAGCGGGGGAACTCAAGCCCTTCGCGCTTTCAGGAATGTGACCGTTGGGAGCGACCTGTTTCATCCAGCTTTTGAACTCGTTGCTGTTTGCAAATTGCTCTCCAAAGCTGCCCTTTTGTTCTGGTTGTGTGGTTTCGTCCTCGCCCTTCGCGGCGGCAGCCTGAAGTTCTGCGATCTTGCGTTCCAGCGCGGCATCGTCCAAACCTTGTTTGGCTTCGTCCACCATGTTCATGGACTTATTGCGCTCTTCCTCGGTCATAGGGCGACC